TCATTATTCCTGATAACTATTCAAAGTTTACGCATCTAGAGTTTGGCAACAATCTTATTGTTCTGCATCACGGTGACAAGATCACGCCGCAGCGGATTTATGAATCTGTGACTCGGCGGCTTTCTGCTGAATGGGGTCGGACTAAGTATCGATTTGGGTGGCTTGGTCATCTGCATCACAAAAAAGTACATGAGCAGGGCGGTATGGTTTTTGAGGTGTGGAATGTGTTGGCAAATCCAGATAGCTGGCACGCGGATTCGGGATTTGGATCATCGCGCTCGATGACCTGCGTTGTGCTGTCAGAGGAGTACGGAGAGGACAGTAGAGTGACCGTCAACCCTGACAGGATAGAGGGTAAGAAAAATGAAAAACTATAAGGTCGGCATGACAACCCAGACGGTTGCTGTATCGGCAAAAGAGGACTTTACCAACAAGGATATCGAATCGGCAATTAGATTTTTAGAGGCGCTAAAAAAGCGCAAGGCAGAGGTGGAAGATGATTGATTTTCAAGCAGACTACCAAGATTGTGTTGATAACTCTTGGGATGATCTGGCACAAAAGTATTGGAACATTATGTCAACGGCAAAGGGCGATGTAAAAAGAAACGCGCTGCTGGCATTAAGAGACGAGGTGACTGAGCGAGTGCTTAAACTGCCAAAGTCAGAGGAAGACATTGCAAGGCTAAATCCAACAATGTGTGTTAACTGTGAGTGAGCTTCTTGCGTTATTAACACCAGGCGCACCTGAGATTCAGGCTGATGTAATACGTGGAACGGCAAAAGACAAGATCAGTGCAAGGGACGTTGTATCGTGTTTGTGCCGCGTAGATCGACACACGTATCTGTATGCCCTTAGTAAGTTCTGCTTGGATGATTCATCAAGAACTGAGTTAGACGCGCTGACAATGCAATATACGCTCTCTCGTCAGTATTCTACGCAGGACACAGAGCCAGATGATGTTGTAAATAGGCTAGGGTTGGCGGCATTGAACTATGCGATCTCTTCCTCGCGCTGCAGGGCGTGCAATGGCACTGGTGAGACTAAGATAGCTAACAAGGTTGTTGTATGCACAAGCTGTGGTGGTAGTGGTAACGCAGACATGTCGGTACGTAAGCTGTCACGCATTTTGGGTGTGGGCAGATGGCGTGCAAAGAAGGTGTGGCTTCCACGATTCAAGCAGCTAGTATCTGACTACCAGATGAAGGACGATGAGCTACAGACCGTAATTAAGCGAGGGTTAAGGAATGAGTAAGGGCAGTGAGCAGAGGCCATGTGATCGAGAGGCGTTTAACAAAAACTATGACGCGATATTTGGTCAAAAGCCTAAAGAAAAGACAAAAGAAAAAAAAGATAAAAAAAATTAGTATATGTTTAGGTTTACCAGCCAATAGATGGTTAAATATTCCCAAGATAGGGTTTCTTTCAGTACAGTAAACGCTTTCTTAACTTCCTACTTTCGGTCGCTAACGCGGCCTTTTTTATTTTCCGACCTTGGGACTGCAAAGTACCCCAGGGCTAGGTGATCTATGTCTCGACCAACTGTGATGACTGATGATGTACTCTCAAAACTAGAGAGCGCATTTAGCATGGGCTGTACGGACGTAGAGGCGTGTAACTACGCTAATATTGGTAAGGCAACACTGTACCGTTATCAAGAGGACAACGAGGAGTTTAGAGACCGGAAAGAGGTCTTAAAGTCTAATCCCTTTATGTTGGCACGCAGCGTCCTGATTGACGCACTGCATGATGGCGATGTAAACACCGCACACAAGATGATTGATCGCAAAGAGGGGTCAAAGGTTGCGGTAGATCACAGTAGCTCAGACGGCTCTATGAAGCCGACAATGATACAGCTTATGCCAGTGACGCCAGATGCAGACAGCGACGATTAATCTGCCTGAGAAGTTAGTCCCTGTATTTGGTGGTGACTATCGTTATCGAGGAGCCTACGGAGGCCGTGGTAGCGGTAAAACAAGAACCTTTGCATTGATGACCGCGATTAAGGGTTATCAGTGGGGCATGTCAGGCCAAGCCGGTCAGATATTGTGTGCTAGAGAGCATTTAAACTCATTGGATGAGTCCTCGCTTGAGGAGATTAAGAGCGCCATTAGGTCGGTTGATTGGTTAGCTGATTACTATGAGGTCGGTGAGAAGTACATCCGCTCAAAGGATGGCAAGATCAGTTATGTGTTTGCAGGGTTGCGGCGTAACCTAGACAGCATTAAGTCTAAGGCTCGTATATTGATTGCCTGGATTGATGAGGCAGAGCCGGTATCAGAAGAGGCGTGGCGTAAGCTAATTCCAACGGTACGTGAAGAGAACTCTGAGATATGGGTCACTTGGAACCCTGAGTCAACGCGCTCTGCTACAAACAAACGATTTAGAGAAGAGCCTCCAGAGAATTCAAACATTGTTGAGCTTAATTGGCGCGACAATCCGTGGTTTCCAGATGTCCTAGAAGCAGAAAGGATAGCCGATAAAAAGGTTAGACCTGATGTCTATGATCACATCTGGGAGGGAAGCTATCTAGCAGCCCACGAGGGCGCTTACTACTCACACCTGATGGAAGAGGCAAGGCGCGAGGGACGGGTCGGTAACGTACATCACGATCCTTTAATGGAAACAAGAGCCTACTTTGATATTGGTGGCACGGGTGCGAAGTCTGATGCTACAAGTATCTGGACGGTACAGTTCTACAAGTCAGAGATCAGGGTTTTAGGTTACTACGAGGCACAGGGTCAGCCACTGGCTACGCATGTTGCCTGGTTACGTGATCAGGTACAGGATATTAAGACCGTTGTGTTACCGCATGATGGTCGAACGCACGACAAGGTTTACTCGGTCAGTTATGAGTCAGCCCTACGTGATGCAGGGTTTAATACGGTGGTTGTGCCAAATCAGGGTACAGGTGCTGCAGGTGCTAGGGTAGAGGCTGTAAGGCGTATTTTGCCTTCTGTTTACTTTAACGAGCCTGCGTGTAAGCCAGGAATGGAAGCGTTGTCCTGGTATCACGAGAAGAGAGATGAGGCGAGAAACATTGGGCTAGGCCCAAATCATGATTGGTCAAGTCACGCAGCAGATGCCTTTGGAATGATGGCGGTGGTTTATGAGCCACCTAACACATCATGGGGTAAGCCGCTAAAGGTTAATTTAAAAGGTATTGTATGAGCGCAAGAATGGCAGGCATTTTAGATGAGATAGCTGCTTTCTTGCAGAAGGAGCAAGCGCCAAACCCTCAGTTGTTAGGCCGTCATCCTTCAGATAATGCAGACATGAGCGCGTTGCAGTTAGCCCCTTATATGGCTAAAGGTTTAATCAATGACGTTGCACGTTATGGTAAGCAGGCTGTGACAGGTCAGGTTTCAGACACTGAATTGTTACCGCAGCAACCGTTAACGGGTCAGGCAAAGACAATTGCTGATTCGGCTGGCTCTGCTATGGGTTCGGTGTTGAATTACAAGGTTCCGTCATTGACGCGTGGCTCTGTTTCCTTAATGGATGATATAGGCTCAGTAGTTAATGCTTACGAAAGTGTAAGGCCGCATTTAGTTGATGCGATAGGTGAGCCAAATGTTAATCGAGGTGAGGGTGCTGGTTTACTTGCATCGATGGTAATACCAGGAAAGGTGCGAGCAGGTGTTGGTCGTTCTAAAGATCGTGTTGGGACAACAGGTCAATACGTTGGTGGACCAGCAGGCATGGACACTGAAGATAAACTTGCGTTGATGTATCAAAAATACATTGACGATGTCGAGCTTGGTGCTGGTGGCCGTAATTGGTACAACGATTCTAGTGAATTTATTGACGCTGTGTCACCGGATGGAATGAGGCAATCTGTTGCTGACATTACTGGTGTTACCTCACAAGGTACTGGTGTTGATAGTAATCTTGGTTTTGCTATAAAGGGTATTAACCAAAGGGCTGCAGGGCTGCCTGTTGAGACGGGTCGATTTCCTAACAATCAATCGCCATTAATTGAGCAGGCGCTTGACAATGTGCGCGAGAATCTTGGTCCAAAAAGACAACCATTTGCAGACAATTTGAGTGTTTCTTGGAACCCAGGCATGGCTGACACGCCAGTGCATGACATTTGGCAGGGCCGCGCAATGGGCTACAAGCACCCTCCAAGCGCCAAATTTCCTGACGGTAAACCGTGGGATGCTGGATTTAGTCCTCAGCAACACAGCTTTATGGACGACAGTATGGTCGAGATACAAGACCAGTTAAACAGTGCAAAAGCATTGGGGTATAGCGATTGGGACGCATTGAATACGCAGGCTGCGGCATGGTCGGGCGCTAAAATACGCGCCGGTGATATTACAGAGGCTGATGCTGCAAAGCACTACGGTGATTTTGCTGATAAGTACGCTGTGAATGCAACATATGAGCAAGCTCCAGGCGCAAATACAGCGCAACTTGATGGCATTTTAGATTTGCCGTTTGAAGATCGTTTAGCGTTTGAGAACGCAGCGACATGGCAAAATTCACGAGGGCTTGATGATATTTATTCATCAGGTGGACTGTTAACTCAGCCAACAAACACAATGGTGGGCGCTTATACACCTCAAGCTACTGGCATTTTAGAAATTAATCCAGGCCAGGTAGCAAGACCTTTAGTGCAGCAAGCAGGTGGCGAAATTATCCCGTCTAGCGCCGGTCTTTTAGACATAGCGGAGTCTAGTCGAGCGTTTATCGATGTTCAAAACGCTGGCGCTTACCACAAGGTTATACCGGACAGTCAAACTAAAATGGGCGAGCGGTCAAGCATTAATTTAGCAATGGACAAATCGCCAGAGCCAGAATTAATGTCTGATATAAGTAGCCTGGCTGATGAATATGGGTTCTTTGCTGTTGATACTGGAAACGGTGTTAACTTTGTCAATGATATCTATTCGCCGATAGGCGCAGAGCGAACAGGTGGGACGCTTGGTAAAGAACTGAAAGGTGATCTGGGCAGCAGGTTAGACGCGCTGGTTGGATCAAAAGGCACGCGAGTAAAAGTACAAGCTGGATATGAGGACTATGAAGCAGCTTGGCAGGCAGGCGAGGGTTCTGGCAAAGCAACAACGCAGTTCTTAGACCGTTTAGACGAAAATCCTACATTTGCAGTGGCTATTGAGCCTGCGCTAAAGCGAAAAGCGGCAGCTAACATAGAACGTGATGCCGGTAGCTCATTTAAAGGACGAAAAGACATACAGAGAGCTAGAAAAATTCTCTCTGACAAGGGTATTGACGGTCTAAAAGCAGCATTGGCTGCTGGAACTATTCTTCCGGCAATAGCAATGGTGGTTCTTGATCCTTCAATCTTGACTGCTTCACGGCAGCCCGATGATTCGCAGAGGGAAAGCACTTAACACGATTAGTTTGCTTAAAGCGTTCAGCCTCCTCTGATGCGGTCATGTTGTAGTAGACGCGCTCAGTAAAGCCGTTGTCGTAGGTGATGTCTTTGTAAGGCATGGTTAACTCTCCTGTTTAGCTGTATGCCGCAAGTAGGAATAAATCGCCTAATTAGTATACCAAATCTATCAGAGAAAAAACATGGCAATAACAACTTACAGCGAGCTTAAAACAAGCATTGCTGACTACCTCAATCGTGCTGATTTAACAGCCGTGATACCGACATTTGTTTCACTTGCAGAGGCACAGATCAATCGTGATGTGCGTCACTGGGAGATGGAAAACCGAGCAACAACAACCTTTGACAGTCATTACGCTACTCGGCCATCGGATTGGGTTGAAACAATACGCTTAAGCCTGATCTCTGGCACAACAACGCACATGAGGCTAATTAGCAGGGCGGCTATGGCAGAGAAGCGTAGCAATGATTTGAATGCATCTGGAACGCCGTTGTATTACTCGCACTCAGAGTCTCAGTATGAACTGTATCCAACGCCAGATGCTTCATATACCGGAGAGGTTCTGTATTACCAGAAAATCCCAGCATTGAGCGATAGCGCAACAACCAACTGGTTGCTGTCTTATGCTCCTGATGTCTATCTTTATGGCTCACTCATACATTCAGCGCCTTATCTAGCTGAAGACGGGCGCACAGGTGTCTGGGGATCAATGTACTCTGCAGCAGTTGAGCAGTTAAACACACGTTCAGACGAGGCAAGCAGTTCTGGCTCTGGATTAAAATTACGCGTTCGAGGATTAGGATGAGTTTCACAAACCATTTAGAAACAGAAATATTGGACCACGTATTTGGCGGCAACGCTTACACAGCGCCAGGCACTTTATACCTTGGGTTATACACTGCAACGCCTAGCGACACTGGAGGTGGCACTGAGTTGTCAGGTAGTGGTTATGCACGCCAGGCGATGGCGATGAGCGTATCAGGCAACACAGCAAGCAACAGTGCGGCTGAGGAATTTGCAACGGCAACGGGGTCTTGGGGTACGGTAACGCATGTCGGTGTATTTGATGCATCAACAAGCGGTAACCTGTTGGCCTATGGCGCATTAAGCGCGTCTAAGACAATTGCTACTGGCGATGTATTTCGCATCCCTGCAGGCGATCTTGATATTACATTAGACTAATATGTTATACGGCGCCTATAAGTACGGCCAAGCTGCCTATTCGACAGCAACGGTGCATGATGGCGCAAGTGCAATTAGCGCATCAGCAGCCACATCGGCAAGCGCAGTTACGGTTGTTGACGCACTCGCAGCAATTAGCGCCACATCGGCTACTGTAAGCTCGGCACAGCGCGTTTATCAGGGCGAGAGTACCACAGCATCCGTATCTGTAATTAGCGTTACAGGGCAAAAGATTAACCTTGGTGCGACAACGATAAGCGCAGCATCTGAAGCGTCAATTTCTGCCTCTGCGGTACTTAACGGCAATGTAGCTATCAGTGCAGCATCTGGCACAACAAGCGCAGGTTTGCGCATAGCGGATGGTCAAAGCCAGATCAACGCGCAGTCATCGGCAACGGTATCAGGTTTAAGTGTCCTAAGTGGCGATGCAAACATCAACGGGCTAACGACACTTGCTGGTACAGCAAACAGAATACAACAAGGAACAAGCGCGATCAGTACGGTCTCATCGGCCACTGTTATCGGCACAATCCTGTGGATTGATAACGATCCTGCAGGAAATCAATGGTCAAACGCAGATACAGCATCTGGGTCATGGACCGATACCGAAGAGAACACCAATACCTGGTCAGACAGACCATCATCCTCAAATACTTGGGCTAACAAAGCTACAAACGAAAATTACTGGGAGGCCGCTTAAATGGCTGATACAACGACTACAACTTATTCATTGGTGAAGCCTGAAGTTGGCGCGTCTGCGGATACGTGGGGTACAAAACTCAACACTAACCTAGACAACATTGACAATCTGTTAGACGGCACAACGCCGGTAACGGGTATCGATATTAACAGCGGAACGCTTGATGGTGTAGTGATTGGCGGTGCTAGTGCGGCGGCAGGCAGTTTTACAGATGTTGTAGCTGCATCCTTAGACATCTCTGGAGACATAGACGTAGACGGCACGACTAACCTTGATGTCGTGGACATTGATGGTGCTGTAGATATGGCGAGTACTTTAAAGGTTGATACGCGAGTAGGAATTGGTGTTGCGGCACATTCTTCAGCGGCTTTGGCTATCGCAACAACTGATCAACATATCCGACTTAGTAATGGTTCTGAGCTTGGGGTTATAGAATTAGATTCTGATGGCGAGTTAAACATCTGGGCGCATGGTGATGGGGAAGTAATCAATCTTAGAACTGGCTCTGGAGCAGGGACTGATATTGTCAAAGTTAACTCCACAGGCATAGACGTTACTGGCACAGCCGTGATGGATGGGTTGACTGTTGATGGCAATGTGGGTATTGGTACGGATTCGCCTAGTGCGCCTAAGTTTTCATCCACCCCCGATGGCGTACTTAACTTATCAGGCAATAAGCCTGTTGTGTATTTAACCGAAGAAGATGAAACAGACTCCAATGTATGGATGGGTCTAAGCAATGAAATAGGCATCATAGGAAACACAGGGGATGGTATTGCCTTCCGCACAGGCAGTTCTACGGCAACAGAAAAAGCACGCATAGACGCATCAGGCAACCTGTTGGTGGGTAAGTCTGATTCAGATACTTTAGGAACAGCAGGACACGAGTTACATAATAGTGGCATGGTACACCATACAAGGGCTACTGGGACTGTTCAGTACTTAAAC